AAATTGATCAGCAATGGATGCGCATTAGAAATAAAATTTAAGTATGCCATCTAAAATCATGAACAGTGCCATCTATCCAACTAACAACCATTCCTTGATCTGACAAAATTCCATTAAACATAATAATTTCTGTCATTTGTTCATTAAGTATATCGCCTCGATCTACCATTTCATACCATGTTGTATTATAATCTAAAGGATCTCTTTCTTTATAAACGATTAATTCAATATTATCTTCAAATTTATTTTTGTTTAAATAAAAATCTTTAACATCGAACCCATTTAGTGCTAAAAGATATATTAATTGTGTAACTGTGAATGTACTATAATGTCTAGGAGGAGTATAATTTTGAAATTTATGATGTAATATGTTTATAGTACTAGGAACACTTAGATACAGCATTCCGCCTTTGTTTAAATTTTTGTTTACTTTTCCTAAAAATTGCAAAGGGCTATATGTATATTGCATAACATCATGACACCATATTACATCAAAAGGTACACTCCACATATTTTCATTGCTATTAAGATCGTGATTTTTGTATTTGATATTCTCCCTGCTTGGTACATTTAATTCTGCATTTAAATCAAAACCTATACAATTAAAATTTAAATATCTTCCTAATTCGCCCTCTTCTGTCCATTCTCTCATATTAGCAAAATATTCCAAATCCTTGCCATTTCCACAACCAAAATCAGCCAAATGATTTATGCTACGTTTAAAATCATCGAATTCGTTAAGTATCTCCAATGATTTTAAACTGTGTTCATGGCTTTGTTCAGGTGTCCACATTAATCAATCCTAATATCTTCCATACCTGCAGTACGCAATCTTACAACATGCCCCATTTGCCATTGTTTAGTATCTAAGCCTTTCATAATACCGAGCCATCTATTTCTAAGTAATGCAACTTCGTTAATAATAGTTTCGAAATCAATAACCTCATCTTCTCCATCAACATACTTTTCTGCATCTCTGCTGGTTAACGCACGAGCATATCCTTCTAAATACTTTTGAAAATGTTTTCGACGTATTTTGCGTAGTTGTATGTTTAAGAAATTCAATACTGCTTCAATTTCTTGTAGTTGATTAAACCTATGTTCTGTAATTCCAGGCAGTGCGGTTATATTTTTTTCTACAATACCTTTAACATTGCATTCGCGTTTTGCTTCTTCTAGCTCATGCTCGTAGTATCCTATGAAACCAGGAATTTCAGCAAGATTATTCACAACTCTATTATACCATTGACTCAATAGTCTTCGTCCTCAAATTCTTCAAAATCTTCTTCACCTAAAAGCTCTTCGACACTATTTTTAATATACTTGTCAATACCGCCTAGCTGATATACTTCTTGTTCGTCAAGAAGTTCTTGTAAATCTTCTACTAAATGATCTGCTGCTAGTTGCATATCCTTTGCAGGTATATATTCTTTAAGAATTGTGTATATAGTTTCTATAATTTCGTTATTATTACTCATTTACTTCCTCTAAAATTTCGCCAGTTTCTGGATCGATTACATCCTTTGGTGCATCCTCTATACTTAGCAAATCGAGATCAGAAAGGTCTTTCATAATAACTTCTAGCTTATCACCGGTCCAGCCCTTTCGAAATTCCAGCATCTCTTCACCTGAAGCTGTAACATATTTCAATCTATTTCCTTGTTTAGTAAGTAATCCTTTTGCTTCAAACAAGTCAATAAGTCCGCTATATGGATCCATGCCTGTTTCATATGGAATCTTAACTTGTACACCTTCAAACGGTTTAGCATAACGTGTTTTCATAACCTTACAGGCTGCACGAATACCATTTACAGTACTTGTTTTGTTACCATCTAAGTCTTCTTTAAGTTTAAGTTTACGCATTGCAATAACAATACTACTAGCATAGATAAACCCTTGTCCGCCCGAGATTTTATCATCTGGATCAAACATGTCTTGTGATGCGTATGTGTGGTTTGTACACACCATGCCTACATTGTAACTACCAATCATATTAACTGTGTTACGCACAAGTGCAGTAAGTGCTTTGGGCTTACGACCCATGTCACCTTTCATGTCACCTTTGTCAAACTGATCAACATCTGTGGGTGTTAGCAACATACCCAAACTATCGATTACAAACAATACTTTTGGTCGATCTTCCTCAGGCATTGCTTTGTAGTCTTTCATGAATGTTGAGATTGTTTTAGCAACATCATCAATCATGCTCATACTAAGTTTTAGTAGTTTGCTTTCATCTGTGTCTACGCCTAATGCTTGTAGCCATGCTTCATCAAGTGCGTTCTCACTGTCGATTAGCACTACAAAGATCCCTTGATCTTGTGCATTCTTTACAATATTTCCACTTGCAAAATAGCTTTTGCCGGCACCTGATTCTCCAGCAAATACTGTAACTTTTCCCATTGGAACACCTTTGTGAAAATCTCCACTTACAAGATAATTAAGTGCATAACTTCCTGTACTAATCCAATCTGTGGGATCGTTAAAACCAATCGATAATCCATCAATCGATTTTGTGATATCTTTTCTAAATTTACTTACGTCAAAAGGCTTAGCCATTATTTTTCCTTTATAAAACTAGTTCTACTGTTTGTTCGATTTTATTATTAAATAAAAATATTTCATATAAATCGTATACCGATTCTGTATAATTTGAGAAATTTCCAATTGGTAGATAACTGCCAATTGGGTCTTTTCCTTGTTGTTTCATCCACTGAATATAACTTTCGGGATATTTACTATTATATGGTTTTTTTATACTTACATCAAGTGTATATGGTAATTTATCAAAATTTGTAATTTTTCCAACGTTGTCGCTAAATTGCCATGCATCAAAATCTGTTCTTCCCAAACTCCAATAATCTAAATATAATTGACTTCGTCCGTGCTTTGCATATTTTGTAATATCCGGCAAACTTTCTAATTGGTGTGTAAAAATTGTATTAGAGTCTTGTTCAACATACTTGATACGGCAACGACTTTCTATACTATGAAAAGATTCGTTTATGTCGTAATACATTTGTAAATAATCTGTACCCATTTTTTCTAAAAGCAAAGGTAATGCGGGCTTTTCTATTTGGATATCTGCCCAAGATCTATGCATTTTGTTCAAAAAATCTTGATTAAATTCAAATTGATTATAATCAAAGATAGTGGTATGGAATTTACTTTTAAAAAGATTATTAATTTCGTGAATACATTTTTCGAGTCTAGTAAATGATTCGTATGGGAATTTATCTTCTTTTATGATAAACTTATTGGATGGTAAAACATCTAGCCAATGTTCGACTAATGATATAGATTCTACATCTACATCCAAATAATCTCCAGATTTTGTCCAAACAAATTTCATTTGATAAGTCAGGGAGGGTTTTGCAACCCTCCCTTTCTGCTTTAAGATTGACGGTTGCGAATCATTGCGAGAATATCTTCTGCTCGCTTACTTTCGCCTTCACCTGTAGCTGATGCAACGGGTGCTGTCACAGTTTCTGTTACTGGAGCAGGAGCAGGTGTATCTACCGGTGCTACTGTTTCAGTAGTTGGTGTTGGAGCAGGCGATGGTGCTGTCGCTGGTGCAGTAGACGTACTAGAGGTTGAGGAACCTGCAGGAGCGTCAACTCCATACGGACGATAGTATTGCCCCCAACGTTCAACGTCGTAAGGCTGTCCGTCTACACTTGCTTCAAACATTTCTTTAATGCACTGCAATTCTACATCAGTAGGTTTTTTAGGGAGGAAATCACTAAGGGTATGTAGACCGTGTGCTTCAATTGCTGCGGTTTGTGCTTCAGTAAGTGCCGATTCTTTACGAGCCCACTTACTTGTGCTATAATCTGCATATTGTCCTTTAGTTGTTTTTGTGATACGGAAATCTAAACCTTGTGTGTAATCAGTTGGCATTTCCTGAATGTCCGGATCCATTAGTGCATCCTTAATTAGACCGAAAATGCTTGGTGAGATTACAAATCTGCGAATCGGATTGTCTGGAGTAACATCTTCTGTAAGAGAGTTTTCCTGTACAAAGCCTTGGAAGATATAACTTCTTTTCTTCCAATATTTACGACCCATGTCTTCAAGACTAGGATCTTTAAACCAGCCGCGTACTTCTGAAAGGATTGGGCAAGTTTCATTCCACATTTCAACACACGGTACTTGTACTACAACAGGTTTACTGTTCATATCATTTTTAATACCGTTAAAAGGGAGACGAATCATAAGTCGTTCTGCCCAAAAGAATGTGTTGTTGGGATCACCATCTGGAAGAAAACGCACCACTGATGTAGTGCCTTCTGGGATATTCCAATGTGGGAAAATTGCGTTGTCGCCGCCGCCTGTACGCTCGCTGCGTGATTCTTGAGATTTAAGTTTTGCTCTAATTTCTGCCAAAGATGCCATAATTTTTCTCCTTATGTGCCTATTGTCTTTTGCCTTGTATGTGCCTATTCACATACTATGTTTAATAGTATATGCACTTTTATTTATCTTGTCAATAGATATTTTTTGATTTTTTTGAAGTACTGTAAAGCAATGCCGGGCGATAAAAATTTACAATTTATGTTGCTTCCAGTGGATTTAAATTTTTTTGTCTGCTTATTTTTGAAAAAAGGTCTGGATTTAATTTTGATATAAGACGCCGATTAATTTCACCATTTCTCGCTTGTCCTATAAGTAGTTCTTTACTACTTGCTAAAATTTTACCTAGTATAGTGATGTTTTTAAAAGGAGTAAAGGTAATAGTATTGTCTAAATGAAAGTGTTGATGATCATTTAAATTTCTATTCATTATCCAAGTGTATACATCATCGACATCTGAATAGTTTTCCTCTATATCTTTATATGTTTTTTCTGAAGTTTTTGTAAGATAGTAATAATGATAATCCTCAGGTAGTAATATATCCTGAAAAGTAATTCCGTGCTTGCGAAGAGCCATTGCAAGTGTAATTGGACCTCTTAGGAAGTTTTCATCACCATTACCTCCTGTAAGAAGCACACAGGGATCTTGCCATAAATGTATATTTGTATATCCCCAATGCCGTCTCAAGTAAGTTACATTCTTTTTCCAAAAATATGTATGTTTTATATATTCATATTCAACTAACTCATAATCTTTAGTAAAATGCTCAAGGTATGCAAAACTTGTTGTCGTATCTAATCCACCAGTTAAAAAAACTTTTAAAGGTTTTGTGTTGTGTGTCAAAAACTGATCATATGTAGTCATTAAATCTTCGTGTATACTATTAACTATTTGATCATCGTCAAGTTCTGGCATACTGTCGTAAACTTCATACCAATGCTTTGTAATTTTAAAGTTGTTATCAACTGTTAGATAACAATCTGCCCATATTTGTTCACCTATAGGCATAAGATTTGTAATACAATTTTTGTCTACCCACAGCGGAAAACCTCTGTTATTGTCATGTAAAATTTTTATACCAGAATCTGAAAAAATGAATGCACAAAAATTGCCTGATATTTTAGGAATATTATCGCTTAACAAGCACTGTGCTAGTGTTTCATTATTAAATTTGTTCGAATATCCTTTGAGTATTACTTTGATAGCACCATACTCGTATACTTCCCAACCTTCATCAGTGTTGAGTACAAAATTATTTGATATGGTATAATGACAAGTAAAGTTTTGCTTTTTTCGATTGCTAAGTTCAAAAAACATGCCGATCCTTATATTTTAATCATATTTTAATCTATTGTAATACAGTATGATATCTATGTCAAGAAAAAAGTAGGACTGAAGTTCTCTGTTAGTTTGTATTAATTTTTTTCTTATTTTTCTATGTCTTGTAGTTTTCGTAGTTGTCTTGCCACTATACTTCTTGGTGTGAGTTGGTATCCTTCTTCGCCTTCGTGTATGCCGTGGTTGCTCCTAAATTTTGACCCTACGCCTGCCATTGCCTTCAACTTCGCAATGCTTTCCGCCACTTCGTCTGCCTCTGGTAATTCTTCAACTGTTTCTTCTACTGACTCATCCATTTGTTTACGAATCATTTCAATATCGCTGTCGCTAACCATTGGATGCATATCTTTGATTTCTTCGTTAGTTGCACCATCTGCAATCATTTCTTCAATGTGCATCATTAGGTCTTTCATTTTGCCTTCGTTTACGCCTTCGATTACTTTCATTAAGTTTTCGATTCTAGAACCTGCAATATAATCTGGTAGTACTTCCTCAAGTGCTGCTCTAATGCCTTCTGGACTTGTGTCACCACTTGCGTATACTGCTTTTTCAAATGCCATGGCAAAGTTTTCCAACTCTGGATCTTCTTCCATTGTTGCTGCAATATCATTTACATCGTCCTCTACATCAATTTGTAGAATACCTTCTTTGCCTTTTACAGGTTCATTGCCGTATTTGCCGTCTAGTGTTGACAGATCATAATCTGCTTCCTCAACGTCTTCACGCTTGTTGCCAAATGTTCTTGGAATTGTCATTTGTGTTTGATCTGGACCAGTTTTATTAATCTCATCAATAGCCATTTGCATTACTTCTTGATATTTGTCGCCGTAACTATCAACATGATCCATTAACCATCCGATAATAATTGGACGAGCGTCTGCTTCTGGATCTTTGTCGCCTGCGTCACCTAGATCATCAAATAGTTCATCATCGCCTAATAGTCCATAGATAGCATTAGTAGCATCTTCACCGCTATCGCCGAGTGCTAGAGGCTGTTTCATCAGGTCAGCAATTTTCATTGCATCTGCTTCTGTTTCAGGCAGTGCCCATGTGCCCTCTGAAATCATTTCCATGCTTTGTTCGTATGCTTCAAATGAACTTTCTTTAGCTTTACCGAACTTGTCTTTCTTAGCCTTTGGTGATTGTAGTTCTACTTTACCTTTTAGGTACTTAACTGCTATCTGCATACCAATCTTACGCCCTTCAGTTGATCCTAAATCCAAGTTACTGAGCGCACGTGCTGCATTATCATCTACCATGTTGTTTGCTAGATACTCGATGATGTTAACGATCATGTTCTGATTTTTCTTCTCAGTTGGCATATCGCTCTGCTTCATCATAGCTAGATAGTTTTTAATTTCTTCTTTGTTAGAATTATCGTATACTACAATATTTTCGTTATTAGCAGCAATGTCTGCTAGAGCTGCTTCACTGCTTGCTATATTAGCGGCTGCTTTTTCCAATTCTTTCGGCTCTTGCGGATCAATTGTATTATCAAAATAATCACGCATTGGAGCATCGTCGTCGCTTTTTGCTTCCATGTTTGCTTTATAATTCATTGCTTTTCTCACACTAGGTAAACTATCTGTGAGTCTGTCATCATATACTTCACGAGTTAGCTTTTGTTTTAAATCTTCAATGTCGTTTTCATCTACTTCAATTTCGCTAGGTGCCCAATTTTCAAAATAGTCAACGTATCCTTTTGCACTGCTGATGCTTTTAAGTGTATCTTTAAGACCATAGTATCTGTCAGTTGCTGCACTAATAACTTCTTGCGCATCTTCATTTACATAGTCTTGATTCTTTACAGTCTTAACAAAGTTCTTAAGTTGGGTCATCTCATCCATAATCTCAACAATATGAACACCGTGTTCATCTTTTGTGATACCGCCGTTACTGATGTGACGTGCCATTGCACGTGCGCCTGGTAGATAGTTATTAACAAACTTAAAACGTTCACCGTCGCTATTTTCAATATAAATTGCTTTGATATCTCTACTACGCGATCCTAATTTCTCTTCATCTACAGTATTGTTGTGTTGAACAATAATTTTTGCTTTTCCTGTTTCTAAGTAGCTTTTACGCTTACTTCCATACATTTTAGTTTCCATCACTTCGTCCTGGTCACGTTGCGTTAAAAACTGATAATCTTTCTTATCAAGTCTCTCTTTTGTAATGTTTTTTGTCTCAAAATTAAGCATATTTCTTGCACTGAAGTTGCGTAGTTCTTTTAAAAATCCATACCAAGCATCTGCTGTACTACTATCTGCACCTTCTATCATACTGTTAGGAAAGTATACTTGTAGTATACCTTCTTCGTTAAGGCTGATTGCTACAGCTCCAATTGGAGCTTCTTTGTGTTTGAAATTAAATTCAAAAAACCGTGCTTCTTTAGGTTCTGTAGTAATTTCACCATCATTGTTCCCCAACTTGATATTGGTGACTCTACTACGAATTTTATCAAACAGTTCTTCTGCTATATTATTTTGCGATCTCATGTGTATATTTATCCTTTTATATCATTACAAATGGCATTGGTTCGATAGAAAAATCATCACTATCTCTAATATGAACATCTAGTTCAGGATTATAACTTTTTACAACTTGAGCCATACGCATTACAAGTAATGTACTCATTACCAAATCATCTGTTTCCCCTGCTTTAGCACTATAACTATTGCCTTGAGCTATAAAACTTTTAAGCTCACTTATTAAAAGTTTGCTATTAATTTTGACTTTTTCGGTTTCTACTAGAGTTTTAAATTTTGCACAAATTGTAATTTTACTTTTATGTGTAGTATTAAATCCTCTACGGAGTTGCTTACTGTTTCCGTGTGCTTTTGGTTCTGTTAAAAAGAATCCTGGTATATTTTCTTCTCCTATCTCCATTATACTCAATAATGCTGCTTCACCTATTGTATTATTTTCTACACTGTAATAAACACTGTTTGCATCTCCACATTCTTGAGACAAATATGTAGTAATGTCTACTAAAATACGAATTTGTTGAGGTATAGGTGTTTTTCTATGACTCCATTCTCCTATTTGCTCCATGCTAGGAACTTCAAATATTTGAATTGCAGCAGGATCGCCGCCTGTTCCTAAACTTGGATCTAAACCAACAAGATATGTTTTTCCATGTTGAGGTTTTTTATACCATCGTACTGTTCCATGAGTATATTCTGGATCTTTTCCGTACATATTTGTTAATACTAAACTATCAATTAAAGTTTCGTCGTATATTATAAATTCGCAGTCATGCTCGCGTCTAAAACGCTCTTCACCAATACGCCCCAACTCTTCTTCTTTCCATTTTTCATCTCTGTCGGGATGTTCGTACCAATAACTCCTATAACTTTTAAATCCATTTATACCTACAGTTTGTGGTTTACCATCAGTATCATATAATTTATTAGCATCTCGCCATATAAGAGCAAATTGATCTTCGTCACTGTTTGGCGTACTTGTTATAATTGCTTTACCGCCTGTAGCAAGTGTTGGCGAAATACTAGTCCAAAATTCTCGGGCGATACTAGGACGCACAAATGCAAACTCGTCACAGTACAATAATGTAATACTCATTCCTCGTCCTGTATTGTCAGTAGTTGCTTGTGCAGTAATACGAGAACCATTATCAAAATCTATACTTCCTTTATTATAATTTATAACGCCTGCGCGAATATGATCTGGACAGAGCTCATATGCATATCGTATACGTTGCATGATCTCTTGTGCGCCTGCATATTTGTGCGCTGCAATTAAAATTGTACTATCCGGTACAAACATTGCATACCATAACAAGTATCCAGCTGCTGTTGTTGACTTTCCAGTTTGTCTTGGAAGCATGTTTATATTAAATCTATAATTATGATAAGTTTCTAATAATTTTTTTTGATATTCAAACGGTTTGTATAACATACGCCCTTGTGTTGGATGCTGTATATTAAAATAATGTTCCATAAAATAAAAAATACCAGTTTCAGGATGAGCACATTTAGCAAACTCTTCAAACTGTTCTTGTGTGAATTTTTCTTTTTTGTGTGCTTTTTTTACAAGCACGCCATCTAATGATTTAGACATTAAATAATCCTTGGTGTCTGCTTTGACGTAGTACTTAGTTTAATTATTTGAGCAACAACATCAAAATGTTGACAAAGTTCAGCAAATAATCTATAATTTAGTTGTTTGCTGGCAATGTCATAACTTGATTTACCAATGTTGCTGTAGTATTCTTTAGGCATTGTTCCTACTGTTTCAAAAACTCCAACAACTATTAAACAAACATCGGCGAGTTCTTTTGCTTGATAACTTTTTTGTTTTGTGATTTGTAAATAGTTTTCGGCAAATGTACCCTCGGGTAAGAAATTAGGTTGGTCTATATAACTACCTAGCAGTATAGCACAGTATGCTTCTATATCTGCAGGCAATGTATAACCAGTCTGTTCACTGGTTTGTGATATGCAATCCTTAAATACTGATATGTAATTTTCGTTAACATATCTCATACAAATATTTATAAAAATAAGTTTGATCGGTAAATATAATTACAATGAGCGATACTTTATTACTCAATACAAGCGGACAACCTATAAGTAGTTTTCCTGTTAGTACAATTAATTGGCAAAGAGCTATAAAACTTTTTTGGCTCGACAAAGTTACAGTTCTAGAATGGTATGAAGATTGGGAAGTCAGTTCTCCATCATATAGTATTAAAGTACCAGCTACAATTATGGTCAAAGATTATCAAAATATAGAACATAACGTAAAATTTAGCAGAACAAATCTTGCTTTACGTGATAATTTTACTTGTCAATATTGTGATACAACACATGCTTTAGATAATCTTACAGTAGATCATGTAATACCAAAGTGCAAAGGAGGCAAAACAGCTTGGGATAATGTTGTAATTGCTTGTAAAACTTGCAATGTATCTAAAAGCGATAAACTTTGGTCCCCTATTCGGCAGCCGCAAATTCCTGAATACTATCAGATGGCGGCTCTTAAGAGCCGTTTTCCTTTTAAAGTAAAGCACAATAGCTGGTTAAATTATCTACCAAACGGTGTAAAATGAAATTATTTCAATACGGTTGCAGTGTGAGTTTGGGTGAAGAAGCTACAACATGTTACGGTAAATTGCTTGCAGAAAAATACAATTTAGAATTTATACAACGTAGCGAAAGTAGTGCTAGTAATCCCTGGATAGCTTTGCATTTTTGTGAAACATTTTCAGATATCTCTAAAAATGATATAGTTATTTTTGGCTGGAGCCATCCTAATAGGCAAAGCTGGTATAATATAAGATCTAATAAATGGGAACATATGAATTATGTACAAGGTAAAAAACCAGGAAGTGCATTAGTAGATTCGTGTAAAGATTATATTCTAAATCAATACGAAGCGGATGGCTATATTGAACAATTACATTCCTGGTATCCCAAACATATTGTAACTACAACTTGTAAGTTACATGGTATAAAATATATGCACGTAGATTGTGTACCTGGGATGGTAGATATTTTGTTTGAAAATAAAGTCAAATATATAGCGGATCACTTACACCCAAATGATGAAGGTCACCGCTATATA